GTGCTACTGGTATTAAAGATCCAGGCACTAATGAAATGTTATCTGGATTAATAACTCCATCATCTTCATAAGTATATACTCCAGATACCGACATCTGTGCATTTTGTAATATTAATTCTATTGTTAAATTACAAGTTTTGATAGCACCCATTGCATTAAATATTGGTCCTCTACCATATACTTCACCAGATGCTTTGTTCCATCTAAATACTAAATAAGGATTTGCACCTTCACCTGTGTATGTTTCTTCAAAGATAACTGCTTTAGCATCTTGCATAACTACACAGTATTTATATTTCTCTACATTTTCTTCATAGACTTTGTAGATAGCTTCAATAATTGTACAATCTTTTTTCATTCTTAATGGATCAAAGTTTTCTGGTATAATAGCTTTAGGATATAAAACAGATATGTGTTCTGGTTTAACAACTCTTGTTCTATAGACTGTATCTATTCTACCATCTGGTCCATTCATTAAACAAATTTTTGGTAATGGTACTGCTGTAAATTTAATAGGATTTACTGCATCACCTTCTTCAACTAACATACACCCTGTACCTACAGCTAGATCCATAAAGCATTCATGTATCTCTTGATTAAAGTTTGAGTTTTGTAATACTTCAAATACATAATCTGTTATTGCATCTAATGATTTATTTATTTCTGGTTTTTGTTCTGGTGGTATTTCAACACCTGCTTGAAAGTCTGCCCATCTTGCAAACGTAGGAACAATACCTGCTTGTAATCTACTAGCAAATTCTTGTACTCCTACTACTGCAGTTTCATCAAATATTTTATCTGTTCTTTTTTGTCCTGGAGATTCATCATAGAATGATTCTCTGTTTGGAAGACAATACTCATAAGCTTCTTCAAACTTTTCTCTCCAGTGATCTTTTACAGATACTGCTTCTTGATACTTTTTAAGTATTCCTATTGCTTTATCTTTTGAATCTTCGTATTCCATTTTCTATTAACCTTTTTATTTTTAATATAATTTTATTTATTATTCTCATTTTCTATACCTTTTTGTTTTTGCTGCAACACCTTTCGGTTGTTTAACAAATTGTTTACCTTTTTTATAACCTTTTGCTTTAGCTCTGTTTGTAGCTGCCTTCTCTTTTGCAGAGAGAGCTTTCCATGCTTTTTCTGGAAGGTATCTTCTTTTGCCTTCTGACTTTTTACCACTGCTTGTTTTCCATTTTTGTTTGCTCCATTTTGATAATTTGTTTGAGCTAGACTTAGCTCCTCTATAGCCTCCACCTGCTTTTTTATAAATTTTGACAGCAAGTTGCATAGCCCTAGCACTGTGTTTTCCTCCCATTCTTGCTTTAGCTTGAGCTTTAGCTCTAGCCCATAAAGCAGGTTTTGTTTTTTTTGCAGTAGCCATTATTTTTTCTTCTTATGTCTATTTGCAAAGTTCCTAGCAGATTCTACACTTCTAAAACCCCAAGCTCTTAAAGCTAATGCTTTTCTTGTTGGTCTTCCTTTAGAATCCTTCATTGGTCCTTTCATTCCTGCAAACCTTGCAGCAAAACTAACTTTTCTTCTAAACTTCCTTGTACCTTTAGGTGGTGTCTTTTTAACTGGAGGTTTTAAATTAGCACCTTCTTTACGTTTAAAGTATGCTCTACCTTTAGCAGTTAATCCACCTTTAGGATTTTTATGTTCTTTTCTCATTAACCAAAAAAGCCTCTACCACCAGCTTTAGCAAATAGAGATCTTACACCAATAACACCTTTTGCTTTTTTTTCAGAATATGTTCTTGCAGCAGTTTCTGCATCTCTTGCAGCTTTTTCTTCAGCAGCTCTAGAAGCAGCTAATTCTCTTTCAAGCTCCATATTTCTTGGTGGGGCTTTTGGTTTTTTAAAAATGCCACCCATTAGTTGTCCTCCTCTAATTCATCATCAAAATCCATATCTTCAAGATCATCAGATGTTAATGAACCATATCCTGCTTCCATCTCACGAAGTAAATCATCTTCTTGATCGTGAAGATCTCTCATTTCATCTATTATTTCTTGTACTGATTTTTTCTTTGGTTTTGTCATGTTGTTCCCAAAATGACTTATATCCCTCTTTTATCAACGCACAATAAAGCTGGTAAGGTGTAAAGATCCACCATTTATAATAACCTATTAATCTCATAATAAAAGCTACACAGGTTATATCTTTTATACGAAGTAGATGCCATTGGTCTTTGACTGGGCATCTTAATACTTTAAAATTTTTTAGGTAAGCTAACATATCTTCTAGTTCTTCTTTATCTAGAAATGATAATCTTATACCTGCGTGTGTAAATTCTAAATGAACCCAAGCATCTTTTTTAGTATTATAAGATAAGGCTCCACAATGTTTATAACCTTTTCTTAAGAAGTATAACCAATCAGAATATGGGTGGTCTTCTGCTTCATAAAAATATATTAGCCATTCCTTTTGAACAGATCCCATACTTTCCTTTTACTTGTTTTTCTTGTTTTAAATACATCAAAATCTCTATGAGCTATTGTTGGAGTAGATTTAGTTTTACCTGCTAATATAGTTCTACCTTCTCCAGCTCCCATCATAAGATATTGTAATGCATCATGTACGTGGGAGTATCTATTCTTTAAAGGTTTCTCATCATATCTATCTCCAGATACTTGTAGTCTTCTATAATGATAACCACCATTAAAACCTTTTTTAAGATTAATACATTTTCTATCCATTAAGAATCCTGGCTTACCATCTAGTAATCTAGATAGAGCTGCATCAACAGCTTCTATTCTAAGAGCTACATCATTAGATGGTGCAGGTAATGCATTGAGTCCTTGTTGCCTCATAATTTGGAATGGAGTTCTTTCATCTGTTTGTGATCTAAAATCTCCAGCAGGATCTCCATAGATATGTATTTCATATCCTTTATAATTTTTAGCAATCTCACTTCTAAGTAATTCAGAAAATCTAATTACACCCATATCAAAACATACAAGCTCATTTATTAAATGCCATCTACCTGTAACTAATCTTTGACCAAAGACTGCTGCAGGAGTTAGTCCAAAGTCAACTCCAATGTAGATAGGTTGCAATGGACTTAATTGTAATTCTTCTTTTGCACTATGTAGTTCTTCTTTAAAGTTTGGATATACAGGTTTACCTTCTTCTATAGATCCAAGCTTATTTAAAACATAAACATCTATCCAACCTTTTGTTTTACCTCTAATAATATTAGAATAATATTTTTCTGTTAGATTAGATTTGTTTTCTGCTTTATCACTAGGATCATAACTCTTAATAGAACCATCTACTCTTTTTTCTTCAAGAGCTGGTGGTTGTGTATAGAAGCTCCAGTTATCTGGTTTGACTAACATCAAAGCTTCATCACGAGATATATGATCTGGTACTGGTACATCTCCAGACATTATCGCCCACCAATGATCTTCTTCTGGAGCATTAGTATCTGCTATGACTCCATACCAAGAAGCTCCTCCTTCTCTCATACTAGGAAATCTTCCTACCCTCATTGTACAAGCATCTATAATTGATTTAGGTATTTCTCTAGCTTCATTAACCCAAACACCTGTAAGCTCTAGAGATAATAGTTTCTTAACATCTTCTGGTCTATCAAGAGCTAAGAATATAATTTCTATATCTAAATCATTCTTAACTATTCTATGGGTATAAGGAACACTCCAGGCGAAGTTTCCCCAGACATCTTCTGGAAACCAATCTAACCAAGTTTTAATTGTTGTTGTTCTTAGCTGTGGATTAGTGTTTCTTATTACTGCCCATCTAGATTTACGAATGCCTTGTTCATTCTTTTTTTGTAATAATGCTCGTCTAAATAATTCAATACAACACGATACCGATTTACCACTACCTACTGGACCTCTTATTCCTCTAAAGAAGTCATTAGACTTCATAAAGGTTTTTATAGTTTCACCATCTGGTTTGTATTTAAAATTAATCGACATTAGTTCCTACATTTGCAGATAGAAGCTTGTATATAGTTTCTTCACCAAAAGCTTCTACTAATTTATCTGCTTCATAATCAGTAATCATATGTGTAGGATAATGTTTAAGATGAGTTTGTTTAACTATTACTCTTAGTCTTCTTCTATCTTTTAAACTTAAATTATTGAGGAACGACATTCTTCTTCCTTAATTCTTTGTAATACTATTTCAAGGATTTCTTTTTCTGTGCCATACTTTTCTTCAAAAGCTCTTTTAGACATATGTATTGAAAACTTTCCTTGGTGGTGATCTGGGCATAGGGGGATCACCTCAAAGTGTGAAGTTCTTCTTCCTATACCAGTACCTTTAGGTCTTATATGGTGTAAGGCAGCAGGTCTTTCGCAAACGAAACAACCTAACTGAGCCACCTTATCCATATGTTTTTTTTCTGCTTTTGTTGCCACTACTTTTTTTTCTTAGCAGCCATTATCTTTTTCTTTAATGCAGCTGGTAAGTTTTTTTGTTTACCTTTTAAGCTACTGCTAGGTCTTCCTCGTTTTGAACCATACGTTCCTTTTCCATAAGGCATGATTTTTGCTCCTCTGTTATTTCTTCATAAGTTGATCTACAACCATCTGGTGTTGCTGCTGATGCCATCTGTATAGCTTGTATATCATTATCTGCAGTATATACAATCTCTCTTTTGAAAGAATCATCTTTCCATATATTAACTTTGTAATGCATATTTCTCCTTTGATTAAAGAAGAACCTTATATTTAGAAAAATATTTTTTAAACGCACTTAGACTTAAAAAAAAATAATATCTATTTGCCCTGCGAATTGTATTTCTTCCACGAACGCTTTTTGCTCTTGTTCATTGAAGACTTCTTTGGTCTTCTACCTATGCTAGTCTTCTTAGGTATACGTTCATGTATAACTATATCCTTAAACTTTTGCTTTGCCATAATGTACTATTTTGAACCCTGTTGTCTGTGACATACGCCTCGTCAGCTAAAGCTGGTGAGTTTTGCCCCCACCCTCCGACTCTGCGAGTCTTGACTGTGTGGGTGCATACCAACGCCTCACGATAGGTCTATATTAATTTTAATATCGCCCTGTATATTGTGAGAGATACGATCTGGTGCTTTTAATCCCACTCGATCTAGTATATCTCTGGACGCTTCCAGTTGTACATACTCTGATCTCGCCCCTGTTGAAAGCTCAATCAGTCGTTTACTCGCACTTACTGCACCAAGTCCAAGAGTTTGTGCCACTCTCTGTTGCATATACTGTTGTACCTTTGGTAAACGTAGTGTGCGAGAAGCACTTACTCTACCTGCCTCTTTACTGCCTTTTGTTGAATATCCTGCCTTTTCGGCAGCTTCCTTTATACTACAACCACTTGCTACGATAGTATCAACGAGTTGTCTTTGCTTGTCTGTTAAGTCATCTTTCATATCTATTTATTCTACCCTTAAAAGTACGTAGATTTAAATTTATCTGCTGTCAAGCAAAATAACAACACTTTAGTTGTTCGTGAAACTCACAATACTATATGTTGATGCTCCTTCCAGTCGCCTCTGTGGAATTGGCAAAGCCAATGCTATTGACCCCATACGCAATTAGTCTTAGGACTACCCCTCGCTGTTGCTCGGTATTGCTATGGGTCCCCCACACACACGTGGTTTCCAGGTGCTTGTATCACGAGTTTGCCTCAATGGGAATGCCCTTCGCTTCGCTTCGGCGAGGACACGAAGGTCGCACGACTGTGCAACCCCTGTGTCGCATTCAGCCATTGAGCTTTGCCTCGTGATGACTGCACCCCTGTCCACGTGCGTTATGCACTAACAAAGGAGGTACTATGGACTATGTTAAATACTATGAGTTGATAGTTGATGACTCTAATAAGATGAGAGTTAATGAGCTATATAGCTTAAAAGAAGAAGCTGTTGTTAAAGGTGATCAAGATAAGATTACTGAGATAAACAGCGAGTTAAATACATTAACCAAAGGAGGTATATATGACACAAGTAAGTGAAGTACAATCTGCTGACTATTCAGATAACAGGTTAGAATCTATGCATGATGTATTAGATTCTGTTGATGTGAGAGCAGGTGTTAAAGCATTATTCAATAATGTAATTACACCATTTGCTGAACACAAAGACTGGACTATGTTAGCTGAATGGAATGCTAATAGTATCATTGGTTGTTTCACAAGACATCTAGAACAATGCGTTGCTAGTTCTGATAAGACAAGAGATCTTATGCAGAATGCATTGAGAGAAGATGTTGGTAATGAAATATCTATGCTAAATGTAGATAAGCTTATATTTAGACGTGATGCTCAAGAGTTAAATATTAAACGTGCAGAGATGATAGTTAATGAATTACATCTAGCTTATGAAGTTGCATTTGGTAAGAAGTTTGTACCAAAAGCTAAAGCTTCAGCTAAAGATGTAACTAAACAAGCACAGATGAAAGAGTATAATCTAGCTAGATTAAAAGATGCTATGAAGAAGTAATCTGTAATAAATCCAGCGATCTTAATTGGTCGCTGGGTTTTTTTTATCGTTAAAGCCAAAGTCGGTTCGGCGTTGAAACTCACTGGCGTTGCTGCCGAAATCCATAACCTAAAAGGAGGAATACAATGGATAAAAACAAAGTGTATAAAACAAAAGAATACAGTCTATTTAAATACCTAAAAGGTAATAGAGCTGTTAATGAGCTTCATGTAAGAAGATTAGTTGAAGCTATTAAAGAGAAAGATCTACAAGTACCAATTATTGTAGATGATAAAATGAATGTTGTTGAAGGACAACACAGATTGGAAGCATACAAAATAGTAGGACTACCAATATGTTATATCATGAAAGACAATATAGGTCTTGAAGATGTACGTAAGTTAAATTCGGTAGCTCGTAAGTGGACATTGACAGAATATCTTATGTCATATGTTAAGCTTGGAAACCATGATTATGAGTTATTAGAATGGTTTCATAGAACTTATGAGTTTGGATTATCTGAATGTATAGCCATGTTAAATGACAAAGGTTATACAGCAAGTAAAGAAATCAAAGAGTTTAAAGAAGGTAAGTTTGTTATCAAGGATCTTGAACAAGGTAAGACTTGGGCAAGAAGTGTTAACAAAGTTGGCGAATACTTTCAATATTACAAGAAAAGATCTTTTGTATTAGCATTAGTAGTTGCTATGAAAGATCCTAAGTTTAAGTGGAAAACATTTGAAACTAAACTTAAGAATTTTTCTAGTAAGTTGAAAAATCAAGGTAGTCGTAATGACTTTATAGTTAATATAGAAAGACTATACAATCATATGACACCTGCAGATAAACGAATAAGATTGGAGTTGTATGACTACACAAGAAACTAAAGGAGGTTATATGTTAAATAAGATACAAAATTGGTTAATGAATGTTGCTGCCAAATGGATTTGGTTTGCAATCATGTTGCCAATTAGAATTGTTCTAGGTATGTGTTTTGCTATTGCAAAGTATATGCCAAAGACTGTTCAACTACCATACAAGGTAGTTAAAAGAGATCAAGAAGAAAGGAGATGGTTTAATTAATATGACATTTATTATGTTGGTTATAATTGCAGTAATCATAGGCTATGGTATTGTACTTGCTAAAGAGAACATTGAATATGTAGAATCTATTAATCGTATGATTAGAGAAGAGAGAGAATACATTCAAATGGAAAGGAAGCAAAGATGGGAAGATACAAACAAGAAATCTTAGATCAACTAGCACAAGCTGAGTTTGATTATGCAGAATGTAAAATAGATAAGCAGGAATTTTTAGCTAAAATAACTGCTTGTGGTGTATCATTACCACAAGATATACAGGAGCATATGGATAATGCCGAAGAAGCAAGATACGAATACAAAGTATCTAAGCATGAAGATAAATTCTGAAGAAATATTTATATTAAAAAAAGTATTGAAACAGTATTTATTAGAACAAGAATGTTTAGCTTATAAAGATACTCGTACAATAGATGCTTATCCTATTTACGAAAGATTAAAACATATCATTGCTTTGTATGAATTAAAGAATCCTAGCGATCTAGGTAAGTAGCGTCTTACCTCTCCCTCGCAGTTAGCAGGTTGCGTTGCACCTGTATGGGTAAAAGCAACGCACAAAGCTCTCCTATGAAAAGAGAGCTGTTTTAAGAAAGAAAGAAATATAATCCGAAAGAGGTATATATATGCTTGGCGTTATCAAACAAAAATCAAAAAATCTACGCACAAATTTAAAACAAGTATTGCCGAAATTTATGAAGTTTTGGAAGTACTTATTTATTGCAGTAATATCAGGACTTATATGGAGTTTATACTTCATAGGTGCTGCTGCCGATATTTGTGAACACTATCTTAAATTTATAAAACAAGAATTGAAAGGAAAGAAAGATGTATAATGTAATATTATGGAAAGATAATGGTAATGAAGATTTCCATGTTTTTGAAACTAAACCTACGTTTCAAGATTTATATAAATTAATAAATTGTAGCACAATTGAA